AATGAGTGACTTTGGAGTCAACCAAGCTAGGATTGAAAGCAATAATGGTGGTAGGGGTTTTGCGCGTACCATAGAGCGAATAATGCGAGAGCTGAAAAACTATATAACTCTTGTCAAGTGGTTTCATCAATCAACAAACAAACAAGCAAGGATTATGACTCATGCAACGTGGATAATGGAGCATTGTTACTTCCCTGTTAATTGGCGTGACAAATGGCCAGAATATTATCATGCTATGACAACATACCAACGAGAAGGTAAAAACAAACATGATGATGCCCCCGATGCAACCACAGGAGTTGCCGAGTTCGCCAGTAAGAAAAACATCGGTGCTATTAACGCAAACATTTAAAGTAAAGGAGAAAACAATATGCTGACAGATTTAACTTGGCTGGAAGTGGGGCAGAGGTTTCCACCGAAGAGCGAAAAGCAACGCCTGGAAATGTATGCTAAAAATAGAGAATTGTTTGAAAACAACCACGCTGCAATCTATTATGAAGATTTAAAACGGATTGAAAGAGTAATAGGTAATTTTCAAGATGTTGTGAGTTATCCAGTAGTACTGAATTTTCAAAAGATTATAAGTTTAAAGATTGCCGATTTACTGCTTGGTGAGCCGCCTAAAATCAACGCAGGTGATGACAATAGTAAAGAACAAGATACCATCAAAATCATACAAGAAAAATCAAGACTACAAAATATATCTTATCAAGTAGCGATTGATGTATCGCGATATGGTGATGGGTTGTTTCTTATTCGCGAAGTAGATGATGGTGGAATCATTGATATAACCCATCCTGCAATATGGTACCCTGTTGTTGAAATTGATGATATTAAAGAAATACAATATCATGTTCTTGCGTGGCAATATGATAAAATCGTGGATGGTATAAAACATGATTATTTAAAATGTCAAATTCATAAAATTGGATCATATGAGGAAAGACTTTATGAAACCGATGGTGGAATGATAACAAAATCTATATCTTCCGATGAAAGAAAGACAGGACTTGATGATTTTGCTGTTATCCAAGTTTCTAATGTCGTGACTTCTGATCGTATCACAGGTTTGGATGACTATACGGATGTTGATTCCATAGTCAGCGAATTAATGGTTAGAGTTGGTCAAATAGCTAGAATATTAGATAAACACGCTTCACCATCAATGTCGGGGCCGATCGGTGCGTTAGTACCTGATCCTGTTTCTGGTGAATGGATATTAAAATCTGGTAATTATCTTCCTGTGGAAGATGGGGATGTTGCGCCAGCATATATTACTTGGAATGGTCAATTGGAAGCAAACTTTAATCAAATAGAAAAACTGGTTAATTTTTTATATACTATATCGGAAATGGGCAGTGCAATATTTGGGGATTTAACAAGCAAGGGTGGCGCAGTACCAAGTGGTACGGCATTAAAACGCTTGATGATTTCACCGCTGGCTAAAGTCAATCGGATTAGAATAAAGTTTGACTATGCGTTGAAAGAAGCACTCAATCTATGTAGTCAGCTTGGCGGCAAGGGTGTTACTAATTTATCTAACACTGATATTTCTATTGTATGGCAAGACGGGCTACCTTCTGATGAATGGGAAGATGCACAGATTATTGAGAAGCGCACAGCAGGTGGAAACACAATGTCTACTAAGCGAGTATTGACACAAAAAGATGGTATGAGCGATGATGATGCTGATGCTGAGATAGAACTAATAGAAGAAGATGAGAGTTTTGATAGTCCACTAAACGTACCAACATTTCCTACTGATTAGGGGTGATTGAATGGCAGAAGCACCATTGACAAAAGCAGAAATAGAATTAATCAAACGATATCAAGCAGCGCAAGTTACACTAATTAATATTATTGCTACAACTAAAGCTAAGGGGAATGTTACTGCATATCGTAGACGATTATTAACAAGCGTTAATCAAGAATTGCGATTACTTAATGAGTATGCGGAAAGTTGGGCGAAAGAAGCCATACCTAAAGCATATGCAGCTGGTGCGGCTCAAACCTATGCAGCTTTCAGAGCATCAAAAGTAGTAGTTGACCAGGTGGCACTTAATACAAAGGTTGTTGATTTATTAGTCAAGAACTCTGCGGGAATGTTAATTGATGCTAACAATTTTGTAGGAAGAACAATCAAAGATAATGTCAGAAAAGCAAGTATTGAAGCAGTTGGCGAAAAGGTAGCTACAGGCTCAACAGTTAAACAAGCGCAAGCTAACTTGATAAAAAAATTAAGCGATAAAGGGGTTGTTGCACTAAAGGATAAAGCTGGTCGAATGATAAACCTTGACAGTTACGCTAATACTGTAGCGAGGTCAACTACTAGAGAAGCAACTAATAGAGGGGTAATGCAGACGGTACAAGATGCTGGGTATGATTTAGTTAAGATGTCGCAACATTTTACCGCTTGCCCAATATGCAGTAAATATGAAGGTAGAGTTTACAGCATAAGTGGTAAGAGTAAAATATATCCTGCCATTAATGTTCCTTTTTCTGGAGACCATGCAAACATTCACCCAAATTGTCGTCATGTGCTAGTTCCTTATTTTCCTGATCTTGATGACAATGCGGCAAAAATGGTTAAAGAAAGCAACCGAGATTTTAAAACTGATCCGCGCGATAAGGCAAGTATTGAAAAATACAACGAGCAACAAGCTAAAAAAACAAAACGAAGAAACAAGAAAAATGCAAGAGAGAAAGCCAAATTAGAAGAATCACAAAATTAACCAACAGACCGCAATGTCGATAAACTATAGAATTTCGCTGATGCGAAAGGAGAAATTAAAATGACAGAAGTCAAAGAAGAAGTAATTGTAGAAGAAACAAAGGTTGAAGAAATAAAATAAACTGAAACGCAAGTTGAAATACCAAAGCAAAAGAAATTCAACCTTGATGATTTAAAAGGTGAAATTTTAACTGATGAAGATGCTGCGGATTTGAAAACTTACATTAAAGAACTACGCGATGAAGCAAAAAGGACACGCCTTAGTAAAAAAGAAGCAGAAAGCGAAATCAAGAAAATACTTGGTCTCGAAGAAGATGCTGAATTAAATGAAGATACTGTTAAGGCGTATCAAAAGAAAGTTCAACAGGACATAACCGATAAGACAGACAAAGCAAACGATAAGTTAATCAAAGCTGAAATTAAAGACCTTGATGGTTATAATAATAAGTTGGTTAATGCGTTGCTTGATAAGTCAAAATTAACAATATCGGAAAATGGCGATGTTGATGGATTGAAAGATGCTATTGAGGCTTTGGAGGTTGAATACCCAGAGATCAAAACACAGAAAGCACCATCTGGTGTTAATCCTCAATTCACTGGAACTAAAAACGCACAAGACGAATATCACGATTTACAAGAACAAGTGCGGAAAAATCCAAACGATCAAAACGTATTGATGCGGTTATTTTCCGCAAAAGAAAAACTTTAAAAAAGTGAGGTAATAAAAAATGGCACTTACAGATCGCGATACAACTTTTAATTATCTAGGAGAACTCTTTCTAGTTGGGGCATACAAAACCCCATTTTTAAACATGATAGGCGGAATGAGCGGCGGAGCTAGTACAAAGTCAATGATTTATCCAATGGCTCAACCTTACAGCTTAGATGCTGCTTCCATTCCCGCTATTGATGAGGATGCTCTTGTAGCTTCCGCTACTGGTAATACTATTGCTCGCGGTATTGACACTAATACTGTTATGATATTCCAAGAAACAGTTGAAGTTTCTTATTTAAGACAAGCCGCTTGGGGAGAACTAACAACTCTTGCCGCTATTGGCGATCAACCCGTCAAAGATGAATTTGCTTTCCAAAAAATGGCAGCATTGAAAAATATGGCTATTGATATGGACTTGTCATTCTTGACAGGCACATATGCTGCTGCTGCAAACAGTTCAACTCCTGCACAAACGCGCGGTATCATTACTGGTTGCACAACTAATACTGTTGATGCAGGTGCGGATGATTTAACAAAAGCAGACATTGATGCTGTATTGTTAGAAATGTTTAATTCTGGCGCAGTATTTGAAAATATGGTACTGTTCTGTAATGGCTGGAATAAACAAATGGTTTCTAGTATTTATGGTTATGCACCAGAAGATAGAAATGTTGGTGGCGTAAATATCAAACAAATTGAAACAGATTTTGGAAATATTGGTGTCACTACCGCCATTAATTGTCCTGCCGCAACTGTTTTGATCGCGGATATGAATTTCTGTAAACCAGTATTTATGCCAGCAAAAGGGCAAGCAGTTCTTTATGAAGATTTGGCTAAAATCGCTGGATCTGCTAAAGGTAATTTCATTTCCTTTGCTGGTATTGATTATGGCCCAGAAGAATATCATGGCACTATCACTAATACTTC